TAGAGGATGGGAAGCGCTGGCTAACAAAACACTTCACTTGGATTCTTCCAGACGATGATAAAGAATGGTCTATTGATGTAATTTTAGACGCAGCAAAACGCTTGGTGCTTACAAAAGGGATACGTGGTTTAGTAATAGATCCTTGGAACGAACTCGAACATGTTAGAAAGAACGGGCAGACAGAGACAGAGTATATTTCTGTTGCCTTAAAAAGAATACGCCAGTTTGGCAGGAAGTATGGCATACATATTTGGGTTGTCGCTCATCCTGCTAAGATGTATAGAGATGTGAAAGGTAAGTTGCCAATACCAACGCTGTATGATATCAGTGGCTCTGCTAGATGGAGGGATAAGTCTGATAATGGTATAGTAATATGGCGTGACATGACGCCAGAATCTAAAGGGTGTATCGTTCAGGTCCATGTTCAGAAGATAAGGTTTAGACAAGATGGAATGAATGGTGTAGAAGAACTAAGTTATAACTGGAGGCTAGGCACATATCATTTGTCATCTAAAGCAGTTAAGGAGATACCACCACAATATGGATAAGACATGGAAAAAATTTGAGCGTTGGGTTGGCGAATTTCTTACTGAACTAGGGGACGCAGCAGATCGTGTTCCTATAACAGGGAGGACAAGAGGTAGCGCACCTGATGTGACTAGTGATTACTTATCTATTGAATGTAAGTATCGTAAGTCTATACCAGGTTGGATAAAGGAAGCAATGGAACAAGCGGTAGCATCCTCAAGAGATGGGAAGACACCAGTTGTTTTCATTAAAGAGAACGGTGCATCGTTTGATGATACACTAATAGTCTTCAGGGCTAAAGATTTTAGGGGGAAATTAAATGAAGCGTGAATACTTTAACTTAGCAAGAGCAATAGCAGCTGAAGAACCCCCCTGCCTTCCTTGTTCTAGCTGGGGTGACTGTGCAAAAAAGAAACTTGCTTGTGAAGCATACAATAACTACTATGAAACTGGAGAAATAATGGGTAACAAAGAGCCAACAACAACAATCTATAAAGGTATATTTAATGTCGGGCTTGGAATCACTTAAGCATTTAACAATCAAACCAAATAGCATTTGGAATCCTAACAGTGGCATCCCCTGGGAGGATGTGGCTGCTATCTTAGCTAAGGCCAGTGACCTGGCTGCATCTTACGGCAGGTATAAGTATTGTCTAGAAAAGAAATGGAAAGTTAAACTGCTTCGTCCGCTATTTGAAAAGGCAATAGATCTTAAATGGAACAAGACTATATCTCATGANGATGTATATAATATTGTAAGTCTTGCGCTAGAAGAGATGACTAATCCTTCTGTCTGTCCTAAATGTAATGGAAGAAAGGATGTTATAATACTAGATAAGATATATAAGTGTGACTTATGTTTAGGGTTTGGAAGAAAGTCTATGTCTGATTTAACTAGAGAAAAATACTTATCTAAAAATAGAAATGTATTCTATAGACATATTAAATATAATTATTTTAATACTATACTACCTATGATAGAAGAGTGGGAGCTAGAACTACAAAGGGTATTCAACCCATACAGGAGGGTCAAGTGAATGATTTAAAAGCAACTAAATGGATGGTATACTGGTATGATGAAGAAGAGTGGAATGAGTTACTTTTAACAGACGCTCCTAAATATGCAGAGCATTTGTTTGAAAGCCGGCTTGATTGCGTACTGATACCAAAAGAAGCCTATGAAAACAAGGACTTCTACGAAGAGGTGAAGAAGTTTATAAAGGAATACAGATGCATACTNCCAGTTTATGAAGAATAAAAAGTATCTTCAGTGGGTATCAGAGCAGCCATGTATATACTGTGGCTACGATTCCCAGGCCCACCATCTTAGGGTTGGCGCTCTTGGCGCTGGTATGGGAAAGAAAGTGCCAGACTATTTTACACTACCTGTGTGTTATAGCTGCCACGCTGATTGCCATAGCGGCAAGATAGATAAAGAGACCCAGATGAGATGGTGCTTGCAAACAATAGGGCGAGCATTCGAGTATGGTATAATAGAATGGAGGAATAAATGAAAACAAAGAGATTTAAATTATATGATTTACATTCCAAAAGCTCTTGTATTAATTATATAAAAGAACTATCTATTTCAGATCAACCTTTTGAGATTGTCATTAAGCCTTACAATAAAAAGAATCAAAGATCTATTGATCAGAACAATAGGTATTGGCATATTATTAGAGAGGCTGCTAATGAGATAGGATATACTGCCAATGAGTTACATGGTATAATGTCTGTTCAGGTATTGGGAACAAATACAATTTCTAATTTAAAAGGAGAGCCGGTTGAGGTTGCGGTTCAGACATCCAGCTTAAATGTTACACAGTTTGCTGAGTATATGGAAAGAGTTGAAGCGGTTTTAATTGAGGCTGGATTCTATAACCCTACTACAATGAGCCGGGAGGTAGCAATACTATGAATGAAGAAGACCCGCCTGACTGGTGGCAACAGCAGCAGTTGCTTGAGGAGCAACAGTACAAGGAAGAGTATGAACAATGGTTAGATAAGATAGAAAAAGAAAGGGACGAGTCGGATTACTTCCGATTTGAGGAGTACATTAAAGAAACCAGGAGAATCTAATGGATAAATTAGAGATGGCACTCAAGAGACCATTCCCTGTAGCAAAGATACGTTGGCGTAAGGGTGGTGGTGGAACAGAACTGGCATACATTACAGCAAGGGATGTGATGGATAGGTTAGATGAAACTGTGGGCACCGCCTATTGGCAGACCAAATATAATTGGATAGGTGATCGAATGATCTGTGAATTATCTGTTAAGATAGATAAAGAATGGGTTACTAAATCTGATGGAGCGGGAGACTCCAACATTGAAGGAGAGAAAGGCGGTATCTCTGACGCATTAAAGAGGGCAGCAGTTTTATTTGGGATTGGAAGATATTTATATCATCCAAGCTGCTTTAATAGAAACAAACAGCCCGCTGTATGGGCTACACCTGAAGGGTTTGACGAACTAATGGAGAAGAAAAATGAAAGTAAGAAATAAAAGTAAGAAGGAAAGAGACTACGACAATCTGAAACTTGATGAAGCGAAGGAAAAATTCCTAACGGAATCATCTAGTTTTGCAGGTGAATTCGCAGAACTGGAGGGAGATGTATTCCATTCTACGGTGCGGTCATTTAATAATGCAGCATGGCAATACGACCACGCCAAAGAGATTGTTGACATGACCAAGGTGGGAGACGACTGGGATTGGTCTAAAGGGATAATCAGTTGTTGGAGATATAGGAATGTCTAATGCACTGGTATAATAAAGAAGGCGAGCCGTGCCATTTTGTTAAAGGAAAGAACGGAAAGACAAGGGCGTCTACTCTACGTGATGCTAGAGCACACGGTTGGATGCCTTCAGTGACCTCGGTTCTTGACATTTTAGCAAAGCCTGGACTGGACGCATGGAAAATAAACAAGGCTATACAGGCTGCTTCAATTGTTTCTAGAGGCGACCATGAATTTGACACTTGGAAAGACAGGGTCTTGATTGAAAGTAAGCGCGAAACAATTGAGGCCTCAGACAGAGGGAGTAGGATACATGGTATGCTTGAGGAATTCTTTAAAACAGGTAACGAACCAGAGTACCAGGAAGATAAAAGCATTTGTTATGCGGTTAAATCTCTGCTTGATATAAACTGTGGAGAGCAACAGTGGAGATCAGAAGAGATTGCATGTAACATAAGTGGCGGGTATGGCGGAATGATAGACTTGGTATCTGATGAATGGGTTATTGATTTTAAAACCAAAGAGTTTTCTAGTGGTAGCAAACAGCTAGCCTATGAGTCTATGGCTTATCAATTAATAGCATATGAGAGGGCGCTTCCAGCCCCAGCAAAACGAATAGCCAATGTATTTATTAGCTCCAGCAACCCAGGCACTGTTGTTTTTCATGAATGGGACAAAGAAAATCATGATAGATATTGGAAAATATTTGAATCATCTTTAGAGGTTTGGAAAAATGTCAAGAAATATTGGCCAGAAAGATTCAATAAAGAAAAAGAATCCAGTAGCTAAGCATGCACATAAGTTTAACAAGCCAGTAGTAGTACCATCTGGTAAGTTATATAAACGAAAGAGTAAACACGGAGAGAACAATGAAGGGTATCAATAAAGCAATCTTGGTTGGTAGTGTGTGGAAGGATCCTGTTATACGGGACACTAAAAACGGCAGTAAGATTGCCCAAGTTTCAATGGTAACTGAGTCTGGTTGGGGAGAGTACAAGAAGGCTGACTGGCACACAGTAATATTCTTTGGAAAACAAGCGGACGTTGTAGATAGTTTTGTAACCAAAGGAACTAACTTATATGTAGAAGGGTCTATTGACTATCGAAAGTATACCGATAAGAATGGCGTAGAAAAATATACAACTGACATTAAAGGGCAGATGCTTCAGATGATAAATAGCCCTGACGCTTACAAAGAGGTAGAAGATTCTACTCCAGAGGTTAAGAGGGAGGTTAGTAGTAGCGCCAGAGAAGAGATGGCATCTATTACTAAAGAAGTAACTGATGACGTACCATTCTAAAGGGGAACTTGCTGATGAGTTGATATATTTTTTAGCAAGAGAGATATATAAAGGGAAGAGTGAGCAGCCTGTAAAGTTTAAATCATGGCACGAATGTTTTGAAAACCACGCAGGCTGCACTCTAAAAGAATACATGAAGTATGCTAAAGACAATAACCTTAAGGCTAAATACATAGATGAAAGATCAAATAAAAGTTGAATTGATGGATAACGCCTATACTTTTCCAGGGAAAGGGACAGAGTTCTCTGTTGGGTATGATGTTTATTCATCGGAAGACATGGTTATCCGCCCTTTGGATAGAAAGTTAATTCGCACCGGTATAAAATTAAAGATGCCGGTAGGGGTGGAGTGTCAGATAAGGAGCAGGAGCGGCTTAGCTGCTAAACACGGAGTGTTTGTTCTTAATTCTCCTGGGACTATTGATCCAGATTATAGGGGAGAATTAAAAGTATTATTGTTTAACTCTGATGCCATGCCTTTTGATGTAGAGCGTGGCGACAGAATAGCGCAGTTAGTATTTAACAGCTATCTGTCTCCGGTTATAACACACAACTACAAGGAGGATAGATTCAGAGGTGATGGTGGGTTTGGAAGTACCGGAGTAAGGGAGGANCATAATGAGATTCAAAACTGATCTTGGTTATGATATATTTAAAAACAAATATGCCTCCACCGAATATGAATCATGGGGTGACAAGGCGCATGCTGTAGTTAATAGTGTGTGTGGTGATTTCAACGGAACCAAGAACAACTTAATGGAAAAAACTGACAGAGATCAATTGGCTCAGTATATTTCTGAATTTAAGTTTATTCCTGGCGGTAGGTATCTTTGGTACGCTAGCAGAGACGCAAGATTTTATAACAACTGCTATCTATTAAGGCTAGAGGAGGACTCAAGAGAAGAATGGGCGGCGGTAACACAGAGAGCAATGTCCTGTCTTATGACAGGAGGCGGGATAGGTGTAGATATATCAAGAGCAAGGCCGTCTGGACGCAGATTAAAAAGAACGGGTGGCGTAGCTTCTGGGCCTATTCCTCTATTATACACTTTAAACGAGGTTGGAAGAAATGTAATGCAAGGGGGGAGTCGTAGATCTGCCCTGTATGGCAGTATGAATTGGCAACATGAGGACGCCACCACATTGCTAAAGGCTAAGAACTGGCATGAGCAAAGCATAGGAAATACAAACCTAGCAGAGCTAAAGAAGTTAGACTTTAACTTTCCAGCCCCACTAGATATGATGAACATATCACTCAACTACGATGACGCATGGCTCAAAGACCCTATGAATCCTACCTTTCTAGAAAATGTAAGGCAGGCTATGATGACGGGGGAGCCGGGATTTAGTTTTAACTTTGGCGATAAAGAAAATGAAACGTTACGAAATGCTTGTACAGAAATTACAAGCGAAGATGATAGTGATGTATGTAACCTTGGTTCTGTTAACCTTGCTAATATTGAGACGATACANGAATTTAAAGAGGTCGTTTCTCTCGCGTCTAAGTTNTTAGTATGTGGCTTAATTAGAGCGCAGCTTCCTTATGATAAAATAGCTAGGGTACGAAGACAGAATAGTCGTATTGGACTCGGCCTAATGGGCATGCATGAGTGGCTGCTCAAACGTAACTACAGGTACGAGATGACTGATGAACTTAAACAATGGATGAAAGAATATGAACGAGAAAGCAAACGATCCGCTGACGCTCATTGCGACAGACTTTTTCTCAAGCGTCCTAAAGGCTACAGAGCAATCGCTCCGACAGGGACTATTAGCATCCTCGCGGGAACGACCTCTGGAGTGGAGCCAATCTACGCCGTGGCATACCGCAGGCGCTACCTTACAGATGGAACAAAATGGAAACATCAATTTGTCGTTGACGGTACAGCCCAAGCGCTCATCGACGGAGGAATCAACCCAGAAAAAATAGAATCAGCTGTTGATCTAGCACAGGATCCTGAGCGTAGAATAAAATTTCAATTTGAGCTACAGAAATATGTGGACCACGCTATTAGTAGCACTATTAATCTCCCCGCTTGGGGAACAGAGTTAAACGGGGAAGATACCGTGGATAAATATGCTTCTACTATTGCTAAATATGCACATGGATTAAGAGGGTTAACAGTATATCCTGATGGGGCGAGGGGCGGTCAACCCATCACCTCAGTACCTTATGAGGAGGCTCACAGTAAGCGTGGCGTGGTATATGAAGACAACAGTGAAGAGCAATGCCTTAGTGGGGTATGTGGAATATGAGCGTTTTCTATGATGACAATAATATAACAAGAGCAGAATATAAAAAGTCGTTAGCCCACTGGAAGAAGGTAGCAAGAAATGAATTCACCAGGGGTCAGATTGTTCAGACAGCGGCAGGCAACTTGGACCTATGCTCTCCGGTATGGAACGCTATGCGGTTTGAGTTACTACATAGAGATCAGTTAGATGCCTCTCGAATGATGAACAGAGAGCTAAAGTCGGCTATAAAAGGAGAGTCCCCATATGGTATATCGACTGTTGTCAAACGTAAAAAACGCACTCGTAAGTCATTGAAAAGAAAGGGTAAATAACAGTGAAAAACACCCCTATGGTAGGGGGGTACCACAATGGCATTCTTCGTAAGAATAGGAGTAATTAAAAATGAAGGGAAAGAAAGACCTACTGGTGTTGCCAGATTGCCACGCTGCACCAGAATATGACAACGATAGGTTTGTCGCATTAGGTAACTATATAGTATCAGAACAGCCTGGTATAATCG